ACAACTGATAATAGAGTTAATAGTCTATTTGACGATCCTAATGCTTTCCAATATCTTTCTAAAGAAATTGCATTGGAAAATCCTGCATCTTCCGTCAAAATTATGGCAAATGTTTATTTGAATAATAGTTGTGATATTAGGGCATTCTATGCAATTGGTGATAATGAAAACTTTGAACCAGTTTATAGACCTTTCCCAGGATATAATAATCTTAATGAAAGAGGAGAGGTAATCGATCCTGCTGATAATGATGGAAGACCTGATGCATTTGTAGCACCTACTGACAATCAATTAGTAGAACCTAGTGAGAGTGATTATAAAGAAAGAAGTTTCACTGCAAATGATATTCCTTCCTTTAGGTATTATAGAATTAAAATTGTAATGACTTCTACTAGTCAAGTTTATGTTCCTCGTTTGAAAGATCTTAAAGTCCTAGCACTTGCCTAAAATGTCTTATCTCAAAGTAGAGGGTCATAGTGGACTGTATAGAGACCCTAAAACCAATTCTATTGTGAATCAAAATTCCACTGGATATAATGAATATATCACTCAAAAAAATCTGAGAGATAATGGAAATGATAAAATAGATAATATGAAAGATGATCTTGATAATTTAAAAAATGAGATTAATGAAATTAAATCTTTACTCAAGGAGTTAGTAAATGGCTAATCAAAATATAACATTTGATGTTGCATCAGGAACTCCTTATGAGTCTAATTTAACCATTAATGGTGGTGCTAATTTTAGTAACATATTTACAGTAACTAATCCTAACGGAACTGCTTTTAACTTTACTGATTATAGTGGTTCTTCTCAGATGATTAAGAGTGTTGCAGTAGGTGCTACAGACATTGTTGCTGCCACATTTAGTGTGGGATTTACTAGTGAAGCAGGTGGAAAAATAGAGATCTCTTTAGGATCTACTGCATCGAGAAATTTAGCAGGAGGAAGATATGTTTATGATATTTTGGTAAATTCTGCTTCTTCATCTAATACTACAGATGTATTAGAAACTGCTATATCAGTAGGAAGCACTGCTGGTATTGGAACAACAACATTTACTCTGAATAAGGTTACTAATGTTGCTGTTGGTGACTCTGTAACAATAAGTGATCAACTTACAGATGTGCCTGTAGTTACCGTTTCCGTTGGTAATACTGTTGAGGTAGGAACTGCCTTCACATCGGGGTCTCAGATCCTCCCTGGTACTGCTGTAACCTTTAGTAGGGTATCTACAGCATCCACGATTTATAGGTTAGTTCAGGGTTCCATTATAGTTAAAGCAGGTATCTCTTCTGCACCTTCCTAAATAATTTCACAGGAATAATAAATACATGGCAAAACCAGCAAGCAGAGCTCAATTAATAGATTATGCTAAAAGGCAGTTAGGTGCCCCTGTGCTGGAAATTAATGTTGCTGATGAGCAAGTAGAGGATGTATTGGATGATTCTATTCAATATTTCCAAGAAAGGCATTTTGATGGTGTAGCACAAGTATTTTTAAAATATCAGTTTACTCAGGCAGATGTTGATAGAGGAAAAGGACCACTTACTGATGGAGTTACGGGAATAACAACAACTAGTGCATCTTCAACAATTGATGGTGTATCAGTTCAGTTTGATTGGAAAGAGAATAGTAATTACTTACAAATACCACCTTCTGTTATTGGTGTTTACAAGGTATTCCGTTTTGATGGAAGTAACACTGTTAGTAACAATATGTTCAGTGTTAAGTACCAGTTATTTTTAAATGATGTTGCCTTTAATCTTGGATATAATGGTCTTTTAAGTTATGCAATGACGAAGACATATTTGTCAGATATTGATTTCTTATTAACTACTGAAAAGCACATTAGGTTTAATCAAAGAATGGATAGATTGTATCTTGATATTGATTGGGAAAGTGTTACTGTAGGTGATTGGTTAATTCTAGATTGCTTTAGAGCTCTTGATCCCGATGATTATTCACGAGTATGGAATGATTCATTTTTAAAGAAATATTTTACTGCTAATTTAAAGAAACAGTGGGGGCAGAATTTAATAAAGTTCCAAGGAGTGAAACTTCCTGGTGGAGTTGAACTTGATGGTAGGGCCATTTATGAAGATGGTGAAAAAGATCTTGCTATTATTCGTGAGATGATGTCCAATACTTATGAATTACCACCTCTAGACATGGTAGGATAATGGCATTAAATCCCTATTTTCTACAAGGATCATCGAGTGAACAGAGTCTTGTACAAGATTTAATTAATGAACAGTTAACGATATATGGTGTGGAAGTCCATTATCTTCCTCGTCAGTATGCGACCACGAATACTATTATTAGAGAAGTAATACAATCAGAGTTTAATAATTCTTATCCTATTGAGGGATATGTAGAAAATTATGAGGGGTATGGGGATAATACTGTAATGCTTTCTAAGTTTGGTATTCAGCAAACTAATGAACTGACTCTAACTATTTCAAAGGAAAGGTATCAAAATTATATTTCACCACTCATTAAGAATTTGCCCGATATTGATTTACCCAATGTTGAAATATATGATAGACCCAGAGAAGGCGATTTAGTATATTTTCCTTTTGGTGATAGGTTATTTGAGATTAAGTTTGTAGAGCATGAGAAACCTTTCTATCAATTAAGAAAAAATTATGTATATACATTAACTTGTGAATTATTCAGACCAGAAGATGAAGTTATTGATACTGGCATTGAGGATATTGATGATACAGTTGATGTAGATTTCAACCTACGAACTCTTACCTTAGTGGCCGCAGGAAGTACTGCAACAGCAATTGCAGGAGTTGTAACCACTGGTGGTATTAATCAATTTGTTATAACTGATAGAGGTGAAAGATATACATCCGCACCTACGGTTGCCATTTCTTCTTCTCCAACAATAGGAGGACAAGCAGTTGGTATTGCAACACTTCTTTCTGGAATTGTTAATTGTGATGGTACAGAAATAGGATCTAAGGTACAAGGAATCTATGTCCAGAATCCAGGTCTTGGATATCTTGTTAATCCTGGAGTGGTTATTTTAGGAGGAGGTACTGATGCTGTAGGGGCTGCTGCAACAACTATAATCAGTGATAATGTTGTTGGAGTCGTTACTATTACGGATGGTGGTTCTGGATATACTACTGCACCTTCTGTAACTATCAGTGGTCCTGGAATTGGAACCACTGCATCTGCTATTGCGGTTGTAAGTTCTGGTGGAACTATTTCAAATGTTTATATGTCTTATGCTGGTGCTGGATATACTGTAGCACCTACAATCACCATTGGTACCCCTTATATGGCGGGTACAGGCAACTTTATAGACAATGAGACTATAACGGGTTCACAGAGTGGTAAGACGGCACTGGTGAAGACCTGGAACGCAGTCACAGGCACTTTGGTTATATCTAATACTACAGGTGATTTCATTGCAGGAGAAGATATTACGGGAGCAGAAAGTGGATCTTCTTATCAATTGAAGGGAGAAGAATTAGATAATACTGTAAGTCAATATCCTGATAATTTAGAAATAGAAACTCAAGCAGATTCTATTTTGGATTTCAGTGAAAAGAATCCGTTCGGAACTCCCTAAATATAATATACTAGGTTTATAGAAATGTTTGAGTATTTTTATCACGAAATATTGAGAAGAACGATTATTTCGTTTGGAACCCTTTTTAATGGAATAGAAATTCAGCACGAAGATTCTGATGATAATGTTGTAAGCACTATCAGAGTTCCTCTTGCATATGGACCTACTCAAAAGTTTTTAGCACGTCTTCAACAATCTCCCGATCTCAATAAACCCACTTCACTCACATTACCTAGAATGTCGTTTGAATTCAATGGTTTACAATATGATGGTTCAAGAAAAGTAACAACAACTCAAACATTTAAATCACAGACAGTAGGAATTGCAACGGCTATTAGAAAAACATATATGCCTGTTCCTTATAATATGTCTTTTGAGTTATCGGTATTTACTAAGTTGAATGATGATATGCTTCAGATTGTAGAACAGATATTACCATACTTTCAACCTTCATATAATTTAAGTGTGGATCTTGTAAGCACTATTGGAGAGAAAAGAGATATTCCTGTGATTATTGAGAATATTACAATGGAAGATGATTATGAGGGAGATTTTACAACACGAAGATCGTTATTGTATACGTTTAGATTTACAGCAAAAACATACCTCTTTGGTCCTGTTGGAGATACTGCTGCAGCATCCAAAGATCTTATCAGATCTGCAAAAATTGGATACGTTGTTGGTGGGACTACCAAGACACCTACAAGAGATGTTACCTACTCTGTTGTTCCTCGTGCTACTAAGGCTTATGATAATGATGTAACAACCAATCTATCTGAAGATATGGGTGTTGAGGGTACGTTGATGGAGGTTAATGATTCTTCTGGTATTGAATTAAATTCATATGTCATTGTTGATAGTGAGTCCATCTATGTTGATAAGAAGAGTGGTAATAAGTTGGTTGTTAAGAGAGGTCAAGATGGAACTGCTCCTAGCGCACACGTTTCTGGTGCTGGAGTAAATCTCATTACTGCTACTACCAATTCTCTAATCGAAGTTGGAGATGACTTCGGATTTGATGGTAACTTCTTATAAAAATGAAACAACTAGATAATGCCTTTAATATTACTCCCGATGTAGTAGAAGATGAAAAAGTAGGGATTACACCTGAACAAAAACCTGATAGATTTACTAAAGATGAGATAACACGAGATTATGAATATACAAGAGGCAATTTATACTCTATCATTGAAAAGGGACAAGAAGCCATTGATGGAATTCTTGAACTTGCTCAA